TCGCCATGATTCTCTTTTTTAACCAGTTCATTATCTTCTCCTTATCATTGCACTACCAACTATGACCTGTCCAACTAGCACTGCTGCTACAAGGACTTCTTTAGCCGTTTGTCGTTCTTGTGGTGACATATCAGCGCCAATACTTGCAAGTGCTAATAATACCTCACATTTTTGCTCTTCTGTTAAACCTTCAATAGCCTCATCTGGATTAAAACATCCAGCAATTGCTCCTACTAATGCAGCAGGAGATTCCAATGTTGTAAGTGCAGATGCAACTTCTGCAGTAATAACTACGGGATTTCCATTAGCATCTTCTCTAACTTCTACTGGAATCATTGGTGGAAGATCACGATATTCAAGTCCCGCTGCTGCTATATTTGCTGCAGTTACTGGCTCTCCATCTGCTGCTGAAATCAATGCATCTGCAACTAAGGCTTTTTCTGCAAGTGTGAATGTTCCATCTGCTGTTAATGCATCAGATAGATTGTTTACTTCAGAAGATGTTATTTCTCCATCAGCCATTAAAGCATCCAATACTGCTTCTGCATCTGATGCTGTTAAATTTCCATCAGAAATGAGATTTTCTACTACAGCAATAACCTCTTCTACTGATAGTGTATTATTATCTTGTGAGTTATCAGTTGTATCAGAATTTTGATCAAGATTACTATCTTGTTCGTCGTTGGATGAAGAATTATCAGATTCAGTTGTATCCGTATCTTGAGATCCATCACCTTCAGAAGGCACTTCGTCAGCAGGAGTTTCATCTACAGGAGTATCTTCTGTTCCTGTATTATCCTCTTCAGTTGGAGTGGTTTCGTCTGGTGGAGTTTGTCCGCTGTTATCAACGGGAGTATAATCTGAACCACCAGCAATTAAATTAGAACTTTGTGTAGCAGGTATAGAAATAACAGTCTCAGTATAACTACTTACAGGTCCAGACCAGTTAGCAACTCTGATAGTATATGTAGCACCTTCTGTCAAACCAGTTAATTGAATAGAATCTGGAGCACCATCTGTATTTAATGTTTGTCCAGCATAAGGATTTGCTGCTGTCGGATCATTTGAAATAACCTGATAGTACCAAGTATTTGCTGTATATCCCTGTGGCAATTCTGGTGCAATTATTACTGTTGTGCCCTCAATAATTGGCTCTGATAATATTGGTGCTGGAGTTGGAATATTGGTATCAATAGCAGTTGTTAATGTAATGGCTTTTGTATTTAATGTTGTTTGCAAAGATGATTTAGTTGATATTGCAGAATTAACTGTATTAGTTAATGATGTTGTATTAATAGAATTTATTGCAGCAGTATTTAATGTATTTTGTGTAACAACTGGAGAAAGACTTTGATTAAGTTGTGTAATTGTTGCATTTGCTGCATCTACTGCTGCTTGCACTGTTGATGTATTTGGGTCAACATATGGAGTAAATGAACTACCTTGGCTTATTTGTCCAGCGAAGCCAGATCCAGAATTTGTATCAGTAATAGTTGTTAGCGCTCCACCAGTTGTTTCTCTATAATTAAATCTAGCACCATTTGGAATTGGTCCAGTAGCAGTTACATTTGCTATCCATGCACCATCTGTTGGATTTACGTCAGCATTAAATCTAATTTGAACCATTTGAGTAGACGCATCCATTTGTGGATAAGGACGAACATCCCATGCAATATCTAAAGAAGTTCCAGTTGTTGAATATGTAATACCAGTTCCAGTACTCCAAGTAGTCCAGTCCCAACCAGCAATAGAAACTGAAGGAGCATTTGGAGTTGTATAATAAACCCAACCTTCATCTACACCAAAAGTAATTGTGGCATTTGAGCCAACATAAACATTATTATATAAAGTGCCACCCATTTGTAGATTAAATGGAAGGTTCATTCTGATACCAGCATCATCTACGCCAGACAACACATTTGTGCTTGTCCCAATAGTTGCTTGTAAAGCATTTACAGCATTTTGAGCATTATCAATTGCTATATTTGCCTGAGTTAGTTCTGTTTGAGCAGTTGATTGTGCAGCAACTGCTTCTGCTTTTGCTGTATTGGCTTCAGAAATTTCTGTTTGAGCTGTAGATGTATTAATATTATTAATTGCATTTTGAGCAGTAGCAATAGTTGATTTAGCATCTTGAATTACTGTAGAGCTTTGATCTACTGGAGTAACTGTTAGATCAATCGCATTAACTGTATTTATAGCAGTTTGAACATTGTTTACGCTTGTTTGTGCTGTTGTAACTGCTGATGCAATTTGAGATACCGCTGCCTGAGCCTGAGATAATTCTGTTTGTGCCTGTGTTACTTTTGTTGTTACTATGCCAGTAGCATTGATTGCTTGTTGTACCTCTGCCATGGCAGTTCCTAAAGTATCATTAACTGCCTGCTGTTGTGGACTTATAATGACTTGTTCAGATCCGCTTGGAGTATCAGCGTGTGCATAGTCTGCAGGTGAAAAAATCAACCATAAAGCTAACAAAAATCCCACCAGTCCTATTTGTCTGACCAGTTTTTTAATTTTTTCTCCTTGTTAGCCCACCATCACTAACAAGACTATTATATCATTTATTATTATTTAATTAATGACTATAACCAAATTTGATTATGTTTGCTCCAAATAACTGTTTTCTCTAAAGATTCATTAAAAGAAAATGGCTGTTTCCATCCTAAATTTTTTAATTTGTTTCCGTTTAAACCATACTTTAAATCTAACCCAGGTCTATGGTCTGTTGGGTTTATATAATGAAGTATTGGCTTTTTATTTAAAATTTGTCCAATTGTAAAAGCAACATCATCATTGTTCATATTAATATCCCCAGCGATATTAAATTTTAAAATTTTATTTAAATCATTGGAGAATTGGTGAGGTTTGTTATAAAATTGCTCAACTAAAAATTTAATAGCGTCTGCTTGATTTTGTGTATAAAGATAGTATCTACTACTTACTATTTTTTTATTATTAATAATTTTAGAATGAATTGGAAGAACTTCATCATTTAAAATACATCTAATGGCCTTTGGAATAAACGCTTTTGAATCTTGTCTTTCTCCAAACATATTTGTTGTATTTGTAATAATTATAGGAAGGCTATATGTTCTCCAATAGGCCTGAGCTATTGCTTCTTGTCCAGACTTAGATGCTGAATATGGATTAGATGGTACATGTGGATCCCACTCTAAATGATTTGTTGCATCGCCATAAACTTCATCTGTTGATATATGAATAAATGTTTTTAAGCTATCAAGGTTTCTTGCATATTCAAACATATTTAATGCTATATTAATATTATTTTGTATAAATGGTCTTGGATCATAGATAGAATCGTCTACATTTGCTAACGATGCTGTATTAATTATTATGTCTACATTGCCAATTTCAGATCTAGTTATTTTGTCTATTGGGGTTGATAAATCATGTGTAATGATTTTTACACGTTTTCTGTGTTCTGGTATTTCATCAAATACGGCTCTAAGGCGAGCAGATATTCCAACATGATTAAATGAGTCTGTTAAAATAAATTCATAATCAGTATTTTTTAAAAAATATAATAATATGTGGTGCCCCATAAATCCACCACCACCAGTTAATAATACTTTCATATTACCCCTTAATAAAAATAAGGGAGCAAGATATTACTCCTGCCCCCTTATCTTAATTTATTTTACTTCTTTTTGTATCCTACTGGACACTTTGGAGCAACACCAGTTACCTTCTTTGTAGTGCTACCCTTAACACAAGTAATAGTTGTCTTTACAACATCCTTGTTTAGTTGTGCAGTAAGATCTGCAATTTGCTTTTGCATAAGTGCAATTAAAGCAACAATACCCTTCAAAACTTCTGCGTTTGAAACATCAGGATTTAAAGGAGCAACTGTATATGCAATTGTCTTTGCAGAATCAGTTGAAGCATATGCTGGCAAATCAACTACTGCATTATAAGATCCAGCTGTATTTCCAACTGTAAACTTATAAGCCTTTGATCCATTTGTAAATGTGTCTGTTGAAGTTGCTGCAGTAATTACAGTCATACCACCAGCAGTTACAGAAACATTAACACCAACTGTTGCTGCATCATGAACTTTTGCACCAGAAATATCTGTTGCTGTGATTGTCAATGTTGCAATTTCACCTGGAGCATAAGTTGCCTTATCAAGTGAAGCAGAATACTTGTATACACCCTGACCACAAGCAGCAATAAATTCATTAGAATAAATTACTGAAAGATCAGCAAGTGTATGCTTCAAACGTTGTGTAGATGATCCAGAAGTTGCTGAACAAGTCCATCCACCAGTTTGTACTGCAGTAGCAGATGATGCTCCAGCAACAGAAACAGATGTTACTTGTGTAGTGTACTTTGTTGTATCAGCAGTTGGAGTAATTCCAGCCAACTGATTTCCAGCAGAATCCTTGACTACAAAATCAAACATTCCTGTACGTGCCCCACCAGCCTGTGCAATATCTACACCAGATACTACAATAGATGCAGCCACACCAGTAAATGTGATTGTCTTTGTTGCAAGAGTAGTTCCATTAAATGAAACAGTAATTGTTGTAACAAGTGGCTTATCAGCATTTGCTGTTCCCTGTGTTACATAAAGAACTCCACCAGTTCCTGTCTTTGCAGCAGTTGAAACTTGTGTAGATGGAGAACCATCCCAAGCAATAACTGCTCCACCTGTTGCAGATGCTTGGAATACACCAGATGTGCTTAGTGTATCGCCATAACCATCTTTAGCTAATACATTTACATATCCAGTTCCTGCATTTGTTACAACAGTTGAGCCAGCAACATCAACATTAGATGCCAATGTTCCTGCAGTTGAAGTATCTTGTACACGAGCAAAACTATCTGCTACTGAAAAAACATTTGTCTTAGCAGCTGTAGTTGCATAAATGGTCTTGATGTCAATAGTAGAAACTGTTGCTCCGACCTTCTTCTTTTGTGTAATTGTGATTGTTCCTGCCCCAGTAACGTTAACCAAAACTGGCGAAGGAAGATTTACCTTGCTGGTTGTTCCAGCAGTAAATGTGAATGTCTTACCTAGATTGGTAAGTGCTAGATCTGCTGCGTTGCTACCTGCTGCGGTATAGTTACCAAAAATAGCAGGACCAGAAATTTCTAGCGAAACATAGTCATCTGCAGTTGCAGCAAGAGTGTCGCTTGTTACTAGTGCAACGATTGCATTAGTAGCAGCCTCAGCCTTATCAGCATCAGATGATAGTACGGTTACACCACGAGCACCGTTAGCAAGGGTAGCCGATAGTTCATATCCACCACTCACTGCTGCAGAAGCTTGAGGAATTGCAACCAAAAATGTGCTTGCTACAGCTGCAGCCATAGTCAAAGCTACCTTTTTAAATGAATTCATTTTTCTCCTTGTTTTTTGTTTTATATTAAATTGAATTTATCAAGATAGTTCCGAACATCGTTAGGAATTTCTCTTGGTTTTAATTCTACCATATCCTCATCATCCTCGTCAAGTTGACGTGAAGATGACCAAGTATGGACTTCTATTTCTCTATCTAGATTTTTAGGGGTATGGGATATTGCTCCAAAAACAGCACCACAAACTGCATCTGCTAAGTCTTTGGATTTTTTTCTAGGGTGATCCACACGATTACCCTTCATGATTTTAAGCTCTGACATTTCTTCTAGCAATAGTGGTATTTGTGGCATTACTATACGCTCTTCATATATCATCATTGCTAAATCTTCATAATGTTTTTTTGCAACAGAAACAGTATCAGTTCTCATTCCTACTGCCTTCAACTCTTGTTGAATATCATATGATTGCCAACGGTCAAAAGATACTAGTCCTATATTAAATCCATACCGCCTTAAATTTTGAATCCATTGTTTAACTTCAGAAAGATTGACTGGGCCCTCTACTTTTGGCTCCCACCATGCCACAGCATCTACAATAACTATTGGAGCTACCTGTTCGTAATCTTTAATTACCTGAATATTAACCCACTTGTCAACATGTGCAATTGCTACTGCACACTTGTCATGTTTTTGTGCAAGATCAGCATGTACATAATAAACTTTTTCTGGGTCTGGTTTGAATCCTGGATCAAACATTCTATGACTATCCAAAGGATTTCTTAAAGTCATACATTTTTCTAGTTTATCTTTTTGTTTAAAAAATGCATCAGATGAATAGGTTGGAATACAAAGAAAGCGCATCATTGCATCACCAAGGTCTGTTAAAAATGCAATTTTAAAATCATCTATTTTACGAGTAGGATTTACTTCCCATGTTGGTCTTTTAAGTGCAAACATTCTTGGATATTTATAAGATTTAATATGATCTTCTTCCCAAACAATTTCAAATTCATTATCTGGACCTTCTGGAAGTTCTTCATTAATAATAAATTTATGTCTACGCTCTATTACATCTTTTTCCATAATTACTTCTTCATACCGCTTTGAAATAAAATCGCCATTATAACGAGGAAATGAAAGAAGAACTACCTTGCCAAGATCAGGAAAACGAGAATCTACTGTACCACGAAAAGCTTTATAAATATTATCGGCTGTTTTTCCTTGGTCATTTCCAGTTCCAACTTCAGTAGCAAAACCAGAAATTTCATCAAGCACTGCCATAAACAAGTTCAAACCCTCATGTGATTCACGTTCTGAGTGTCCAGAATAAACAGTAATCGATTTTTCAAAACCAATTGAATTTACTTTTGGATCGTACTTACCAGCAAACCATGGAGACTTTTCAATTTTTGTTTTAAAACCTTTAAAGAAAACATTTTTTGCTTGTTCTGCGTTGATAGCAACGTTAATAATATCAATAGCATCACCGCTTGGTTTTCCATAATATCTAGCAGGATCTTTTAAACATAATAGTTTATATACTACATATGCACATGCAACTGTAGACACAAAGTCTTTTCCAGATCCCTTGCCAAGTTGCAAAATAATTTCATTCTTAGTATATTTAGAAAAATGTCTTTCGCCTTTTTCAAATCCCATCAATATATGTAGGTCTTCTTTACGATAAATCTGACTCATTGCTTCAACAATGTCATATTGAATATCAGACAATGGTGGTTGTGCAAGGTAGTCAGTAGATTCAACAAATGTTTTTACATCTACTGGATTTTCTTCAAATGGACTGTCCTGAAGAGCATCAATAAAATCATTGAACATCATGGACAACTGTAATCACTTCGCCTTCTTTTGCAATAGAAGAAAGTCTTTGCATAATTAAATCACGTACTTCTGGATGAGTAGAAGCAATGTCACGAAGAATACCAACTAATATTTCTTGTTTCTTTTCAATTTCAATCATTTCTTCTGCAAGTTCTTTATTTTCAAGAAGTCCTGCCTTTTGAAGCATTTCAATTCTTTTAGATTCGATATCCATAACAAGTTTAATTGCTGCAGTTTTTGCACTAAGATTATTTGTCATTGATGCTTCATCAATAACCTCATATGATTTACTAATTAATTTTCCATAATGTGCATCCATTGCTGCCAATGCTTCTTTTGCACGAGCACGAATCGCATCATTGGCTGATGCCATTACTTTCCATTCATTTATTAACTCTACTACACGAGTTCTAGGTAAGGCTAATTCTTTTGAAATTTTAGTTGGATCATTACCTTTTAAATATTCTGCAACAACAAGATTTACTTGGTCTAGATGTTTTACAACATCTTCTTCAGTTGTGCTCATAAGTGCCCTCTAATCTTTTAATCTCATCCTGAATATAAAAAATAGCTTTTTGTAAATCTTCTATTTGTTTTTTATCATCTTTTAGTCCAGCTCGCCATATATATTTAAAAGCATTACCAATATTAAAATTACGATGACGAGTAATTTGAATACATTCAATACCAGAAGGATCTGATGTATAGTGTGTAGGATGATTCACCTGGTCCACTGTAATATTAAATTTATCTGTCATCTTTTTGACCTTCTTAATTTAAATTTAGCAAGGTATACATAAATAGTTTCCACGCTTACCCCACATTCTTTTGCAATATCTTCTGCAGACTTTTTATCTAAATGATATCTTTTTTTAAGCCATGCTTCGTTTGTATATAGTTTACCAGACATGATTGTATTTGTCAACCTTCTATTGCCTTATCCCAGTTATTAATTGCCCAATGTCCAATTCCACATGCATCTGCAACATCATAATCTGTTATTTTTTTATTATATATAATATCTAATAGTTTTATTGTTCTTTGTTTTCTAAAATCTCTTTCATATGATTTATACCATGAATTTGATTTTCCAGGATTCTTAGATCTAATCAATAATTGTTCTTCTTTTGTTAATTTTTTATTTCCAAGATAATTTTGCCATGTAATTGGAGAAACTTTTCCAACAAGATTAATTCCAGACATGGATGCTGCTCCAAGCAAAGCTCCTTGAACTAAAGCAAGGTCTGCAGCAGTTTTAGGACTATTCATAAATACGGTATGCTCAATTACTATCGCATCCACATCCATATACGCATCAATAAATGACTTAGTTTTTCTCGCAGCATCTCCAACTTTTTTATAAATATCTTTGCCTTCAAAATTAATCTTCCCCATTCCTTTTAAAGTTTTTTCCTTTATATTAAATATTGCAAAAGCTAAACTATTTGTGCTAGCATCAATAGAACAAATAATATTTGGATTAAGCGTCCTGTTCATACTGAAATAGTCCTTTAATTTGTTTTAACATTTTATCAACTTGTTTTTTATTTACTGTACAACTTTCACAAAATCCAGATTCATTATAGACAGATAAAATTTTATCACATCCACCAAGGCACTTTCTTTTTTTATTTTTTCTTTTAATTCTTTTATTATTTTTATATTTTTCAGCTATCTTTTCTTTAGTGGCTATCTCTCTACATTCTGCACCACAATAAATCTGATATGTCACTTTTGGTTTGAAATAGTTTCCACACTCAAACCTCTCACATACTTTCACTCAGTCCCTCCAAAGACGCTATATCTATTATACCGTCTCCAGCCTCTAAACATGTATTTTTTACTGGGCATGTCTTACATACCTTGGCATTTGATCGATAGTTCTTTTTTGGCAAGGTCTTATTTACCCATGCCTGACGTACCTCTCTCATCCAGCCAAAAGCATAGTCAACCCATTTTCTGTATACATCATTAACATTAACTGGAAATACTAAAAGTTCGTGATTATTTTTATTTTCATATATTAATACACCTTTGGCTTTATCTAAAATTTTCATATAAATTAATATTTGAATTAGGTGTCCAGTTTTTGGCTCTCCATTATTTTTTCTACTTTCAAATGCTTCATTATTCATTGTTTTAATTTCGGCAACAACTTCTTCGCCTTCCCAATTAAGCATTGCATCACCCCAACCAAAAATTGGAGGATCTGAATATGTTACTTTAAACTCTGTTGTATCTTGATTATTTTCATCTTTATATATTTTTGCTATACCAGAATCTATCAATGCTTGTTGAATACGATCATGTGACATTGTTCCACTAGTCATATTAGCAACACCATATGCTGTATTGCTTTCTTCAAAAGTTGTTCCAGTAAAAGCAAAATACCAATACCTTGGGCATTCTCCATGACCATAAGCGATTGTTGAAGGAGCAAAGGTTTTCTTTTGTTGATGCTTAGAAACTTTTTTAATGATATATCCATTGTTAATGGTTTCTATTAATTTTTTTACATCAAATTTTTTTGAAGCAATATCATTTTTATCTCTTTTAGCTTTTTTAATATCTTCTTTAATCATTATCTGTTGCAATAAATTTTTTGTCATTTTATCCCTATCTCACTATATATTTCAGTGCAGAAACTAATTCATTTATTGCCTCAGCAGCAGTGTAATAAATGTTCTTTCTAGATCTATCATTTTTGTCAACATTTGTCATCCATGTTGCTTTAAACGACATCTTGGCTGCAATTGCCTGTAGTCTTACTATTTCTACTGTTGCAACGTTTAATGGAATATCTGGTTTTAAAATAAGCTTTGCAATAAAAGTTAAAGCAGTAGTTAATTCTTCATCTTTCATGTAATCAGATATTTCAGATAATCCATTTATCATTTCTATTGTTGTTTTATTTTGTTCAACTGTTTCCATTATTCACCATTTGTTCTAGTAGTTCTAACTCTATTATAGCAAGTCTAGTCTTTACATTACCGTTATTTAATACAACAACTATAGCTGGATCATTATTATTTTTAATAGCATCTGTAACTGCTTTAGCCCAAACATCTTGATTTATAGTAAAAGATTTTGGTGTTTCTTTAAAATCAATAGTAAAGTTATACCAAGTTGCATCTCCCTTTTTTGTATTTCTACCAGAGTTTTTATGCTGTTTAGCATTAATTCTTTTACTTTCGTTCTTCTCGCTCATAATCCCTTTTCTTTTTATATTTAACTTGACATAGTTGAACTTCTGATAAGTGTTTGTCAACACACATCCATGTAGCTATTCCAGTTTCTGCATAAAATCTTAAACTTTTTACCTCTTTTTTACAGGTTTTGCATAAAAACTTTCCCTGATAAACAGTAAAATTACTCACTAAGTTTATTCTTAATCATATCTTGTAGATCAAGATCCTCTCTTACTCTATTAATAAATCCTTCTCTACCCTGAACTTTATTACCATCTGGTAAAACATACCAAGCTCCAGTTCTTTCTACAATGCCTTTTAGTTCTGCTGTATCTACTAAATCTCCAATAGTATCAATTCCTAAATGATCTCCTCTAAAATAAAAATCGTATTCGCCAGACTGAAATGCTGGTGATGTTTTAGAGAATTGAATTTCCCATCTTACCTTTCGACCAATCTTTTCTTCAATTAACTTATCTCCAACTGCTATTTTTCCTTTAATTGCTTGGTTATCAGACTCAGAGGAAAATAACTTAATAACTGTAGAAGAATAAAATTTAGTAGCCTGACCACCAGTAGGCTGCTGACTAGTATACATAGCACTGATATTATTACGAGACTGGCTAATAAGGACAAGAAGAGTAGGCTTAACTTTATTGTTAGCATAATTAAGCATTTTCCATGCATTGCTAAAGTCTCTCGATTCCGCACCAATTTGTTTTGTATTTTCAAGTTGTTTAAGTTCATCTGAGTCCTTTTCAAAATAAATTGCTGGAAGAAGTGAAGTAATACTATCAATAACAATCATATCAACTCCAGCATTCATGAGATTAGTTCCAATATCAACCATTTCATTAATTGTTCTGCACTGTGAAACAATAAGTTTAGAAGTATCTACCCCAAGACTTTCTGCCCAAGCTTTATCATATGACATTTCTGCATCAATCCATGCACAAATCTTTCCTTCTTTTTGTGCTAATCCAATCATCTGTAGACATAGAGAAGACTTTGCAGATGACTTTGATCCCCATACAAGAACTTGTCTACCGTATGGCAATCCTCCATTGAGTGCACGATTAAGACCATAACTAGGTGTTGCTGCATATTCTGTTGGTGGCAGTGTATCTCCTGCCATTACAGTCTTACGTAATTTTGGATTAAGCTGTGCTAAAACATCTTCAATAGTTACTGTCATTAGAATCTTACCCCATGCTTCTCTGGCCTTGTTTTATTATATTCTGTTTTTTCTTCAAACATTTCATCAAGTGAGTGATCAACATATCCATGTGCATACATACCTTGATATAAATCTAATGTTCTAATAAGAATATCAGCAATCTCTTTTGTTACTTCTTCGCTACCCTTAGATTTTCTAACAGCTTCCATTACTTCTGTTACTTCAGAAACAATCATCATACATTGTTTAGCAATAAAAATATCATTAACTTCTTCTGGTTCTGGCCAAAATCTTTTTGCTTGTGCTGTATCGTGAATCTTCATTGATAGTTGATCAAACATTTACTACATCCTCCATAATTACTGTTCCATCTTTTGTTTTTCCAAATTCAAACTTATACACATTGCCTGCTTCAATACTCATATAAGCTTTTGCAAATGCTGTTGGAAACACTGTTACTGCATGTAAATCTCTACCAGCATCTGCTACTGTTAATGAAGCCATTTTTTTACCAGCTTTTGTTACTCTTGGTTTAAATGAAACAACAAACATTTCATCATCTTTATATGGCAACATTTTATAATTTAAGAATTTTACAAGAGCATCCTTTGATTCTTTTATTTCATCAACAGGAACGGCAGACACAACACGATTATCATTTGCAAGAATAATATAAGTGCGACCAGCTTCAATCGTCGTGTTCTCTTCATCAAATATTCCTACGCTTCCTGTTTTATCTAGCAACTCTACTCTTGACCACCCTTTTGACCTCTTAATTGATTTTACCATACCCATCAATATAAAAGCACCCTTTTCTTCATATTCCTCTATGTCATTTATATATGCATAATAATGTTGTGGAATAGACATATTAAATTCAGGTAAATTTAAATATTCATATAAATTTTCTTTTACCTTTTCTGGATTTGCTGGGTTATCATTAAATGTTAATGCACCAATTGCATTCATTGCTGCAAGTGCACGACTATTTACTCCATTTCCTTTTGTGAATGTGAATTCTTCAACTTCTTTGTACGAACTAAATGGTCGTGCTCCAATATATCTTTCAGCAATTTTGTCGGAGATGAACTTGATCGCACTGAGTCCAAACCTAATGCCTTTACCTTCAATCTTAAAATCCATATCCGAATCGTTAATGTGAGGTAACTTGACACTAATGCCCATTCTCTTTGCTTCAATAAGGTATTCAGTTCTTGCATCTTTGTCCTTTTCATTTTTAAGAAGTGCAAACATAAATTCTAGTGGATAATGGTATTTTAACCATGCTGTCCAGTATGAAAGTGTTGAGTATGCTACAGCATGAGACTTATTAAATGAATACCCTGCGTGAGCCTCAAAGTCATGCCATAGATCTAGTGCATCATTTGGAGCAATATATTGTGATGCTCCTTTAATAAATCTATCTTTAAATACATCAAACTCTTTTGCATCTTTCTTTTTACCAATAATTTTTCTTACTTTGTCTGCTTCTGCCATTGACATTCCACCAAGTTCAACGCAGGCCTGCATTACTTGTTCCTGATATAAAATACATCCATATGTTTCTTCAGTAAAAGGTTTCAAAATTTGATGTAAATAATTAATATTTTGTCTACCATGTTTACGAAGAATATAATCTTTACCAATTGTATTCATAGCTCCTGGACGAACCAAGGCATTTGATGCTGCAAGTTCTGATAGGTTTTTTACACCCATCTTAACTAAAAGATTAGTATATGGTGTTGCTTCACATTGAAATACTCCCTTTGTATATCCATCAGATAACATTTGATATACATTTTTATCATCCATATCAATATTTAAAAGATCAATTTTTTTATCATATCTTTGTTCAATAATATCAAGAGTATCTTTAAGCACACTAAGAGTTTTTAGACCAAGAGCATCAATCTTAATAAGACCAATTCTTTCAGCCTCTTCCATATCTACTGCCACAACTGGAATACGCTCATCTGCTCCAGTGACATTACGAGTTTCCATTGGAGCATATTTAAAAATAGGCTCTTTACTAGTTACAACACCAGCAGCATGGATTCCTGTGCCACGAATTCTTCCACGCAACTGATCTCCATATGTTACTACTTCTGGATATTTTTCACGGAACCATGCAGAATTCTTTGATGTACAAAAATCATCCCAAGTATCTACTGTTTTTAAAACTTTATTTACATCTGATAGCGGTATATTTAATGCTCTTGATACATCTCTAACAACACCTTTATCTTTAAATTGTAAAAATGTAGCAATAGAAGCAACGTGTCTATACTGTCTAACAAGATAATCTTTTACCTCATCACGACGAGAGTCTTGAATATCAGAATCGATGTCTGGGAAGTCATTGCGTTCTGGATTAATAAATCGGAAGAACAAGAGTCCATGCTGTATTGGATCAATATCTGTAATTCCAATAGCGTAGCAAAGAAGAGAGCCAGCAGAAGATCCACGACCAGGACCAACCATAATGCCTTCCTTCTTTGCCCAGTTAAGCATGTTACGAACAACTAAAAAATATGGTTCAAACTTTTTATCACCAATAATTTTAAGTTCTTCATCAAGACGATCTAAATATTCTTTATTTGTATCAAGGCCACGCTCTGCTAATCCCTCAAGTGCTAATTTCTTTAACTCTTCTGCAGGCTTACGATATTGAGCAGGTAGCAAATCAAGTCCATTATGAATCTCATATTCTTCTATCTTATTATAGATTTCCATAGTAGACTCAAACATTTCAGGATTATCGATACCCTGCTTTGCCATAGCGTCTTTCATTTCTTCATATGAAAGAAGATGAATATCAAAAGAACGGAAAGACATTTGTCGATCTGCTCCATAAAGATAATCAAGTCTTTCCATCATATCTTTATGTTTTTTAGATTTTTCATATGTAACATCTTTTTGTAATTTAGCATGAGTATTCAAAATAAGCATTAATTCTTGAATTTCTTTTTGGCTTGTATTTGAATGATGACAATCTGGAGTAACTACAGTTTTTACTCCCATTGATTTAGCTAATTCTATTAAACCCTTATTTACATTTTCAGGATTATGTGGCATTAATTCAATATAATAGTCATCACCAAACTGCTCTTTAAACCATGTTACATGTTTTTTTGCTATTGCTAATTCATCCAATTCAATAGCTTTTGCAATCCATCCGCTAAGACAAGCAGATGTAACAATAATACCTTCTTTATATTTAGCAAGTGTTTCAAAATCAAATCTTGGCTTACTAAAAAATCCTTCAGTCCAAGCAATTTCATTAATTTTATTAAGATTTTCTAAACCTATTTGATTCTTAGCAAGAAGGACTATATGATGATAATTTAGATCAAGAGGATCAGTGCGATCTGCCTTTGCTCTCTTATCAGCCATATTAGTCGTCATATAGCCTTCTACACCAAGTATTGGCTTAATGCCGTTTGCTTTTGCAATACGGTGCAGTTCCCTATGCCCAGATAAAGTACCGTGGTCAGTGATGGCAATTGCTGGCATCCCT